TCGCCCTCTTCGCGGGCCTTGCGGATGATTGCTTTCAGCGTAGCCTGTTGGGTATCCAAGCGGTTCTTGGCTTCGCTCAGGCGGCTGTAGTCAGTATTGACAAGGCTCTGCTGCAAACTGTGCTTCTCGGTCTGCAAACCACGGGCAAACTCAACTGCGGCCTGCTCCCGGCGCTCTGCTTCGCGCATCCGGGCGGTGAGTTTGGATATACGCTTCTGGACGTTATCACTCACCTCATCCAGTTCGCTTTTCTGCTCTTGCGGGGACTCTATGGAGGCAGAAGAAGAACTTTCTTCTGGTGGGTTCTCAACTGAAATGTCCGTGGCTACTTCATTCTCGCCCAGATCAAATTCCAGTTGGTTGTCATTCATGAATTGGCGTGACATGGGGGCTCCTTACATGTGAAGAATGTCATTGGGGTCATTGATGGTCGCCAAAATCTCGTCATCGTTCAAGATGCGGATTTCTCCCCCTTCAATGTTCATCCGGGCCCCGGCATAGCGGCCAAAAATAATCCAGTCGCCTTCTTTGCACCACGGGCCGTGCGGAAATTTCCCAGTATCGGCATATGCCAGCGGGCCAACAGCCAAAACGTACGCGCAAGTGGTTGTCAGTTGCTGCCGATCCAGAGTTTGTCCGGGCAACAGAATGCCGCCCTTGGTTTCTCCGACTCCGCGATAAGGAAGAACCACAACGCGCCAGCCAGTAGGCTTGGGCAGGTGATCTTTGATGTTTCCAACCTGTTCCTGATGCTCTTTTTTAGCAGCAAGTTCAGCAGCAGCCCTTGCGGCTACCTCTTTGGCTTCGGCTTCTGCTTTTTCAGCAAACTCCTGCGCCCATTTCATTTCCAATGGAGTTTCAATCATCTACGGGTCCTCAAAGGTTAGGGTTTTTGTCAAGAAGCTCTTGCACAGCATCCTCAACAAACTTAAACCCCTCTAACCGGCCCATCATGAACTTGTACTGCTCCATATTTTGTATCCGGCCACTCAAAATCATGTCGTTCGACTCGCGCTGGAGTCTCCTGATCTGATTAAAAACGGCTTCTGCAAATTCCAGCATGGATTTCTCCTATGAAAGCAGACAGTTAGGCCCCTGTCTGAAGGGTTCGTGCGTACTATATATCAAATTACGCTAGTTTTACCTTGTTAAAGGCATCTTTTCGATATACATACCGTACTTCTGGCTTACCAGACGGTACTTTTGCCTCTTTTTTAGGCATTTTAGCGGATTTTGGTGGGGGCTTGGGTTTGTTTTGCACTTTGAACTCCTAGTTGCTGCTGTTTCAGTGCCAAATTTGCTTGGTCCATCTGCTGGTCGGCCTGTTCTCTCTGTTGGGCAAGCTGAACTTTGGATTGATCAAGCTGTTGTTTGGCTTGATCGCTTGCGGCGTTCTGCTGAAGCTCTTGTTTCTTCAGGTCAACCAACGGATCAGACTGTGGCCCGGACAATCCCTCTTGCTGTTTCTTGACCTCTTGGAAGTATTCCATCGTCTTCACAGCAATCATGCCTTCGCGTTGCAGCGGAGACACCATTTTGTCTGGGTCAGTGCCATACAAGCGGAACAATTCGGCCTCAACATCTTCTTCCGCCTTGACCGTGATGTGATCAAAGATGTGCTTCTGAAGGTTGACGGCCACATTGGGCATGCTTTGCAGCATGGGGGACATACCAAACATCAGATGCATCATGATGTGCGCATCGTGCTGCTGTCCAGCAAACGCCTTGAGCGGCGAACCGTCCAATGCCTGCGCATTTTCGCTGGCTGGGTCCTTGGGTTTGTCCACGTTCTGGCTGTTCAACAGCGCATCGATGTCCCGCACGCCAATCGCTTGGTACATGCGGCGGTACGACTCGTACATGTTGTGCATCTGCGGGGCGCTCTGAGCCAGTTGTAGCTGCGTTTGCGCCATGGTGATACGTTGGGCCACCGAAAAGATGTTCGGGTCCGATACGGGCAGCACATCCACGCGGTCATCAAAGTCCGAACGCTTGATGCTGCGCGACTCACCGGGCACATCGTACGGGTACTCATCCGGTAGGTACTCAGCAAAGCCCTTTGCCAGCAGTTGGAACTCCAGCTTCTGGCTGTAGTGCAAGCGCTTGTGGATGGAGGACATGACCGCGCTGCCTTTTTCCAGCAGAGCAATCGTGGTTCCCACCGCCGCGTTCTGGTTGCTGTCGCCAACCTGCATGTCGGTGATGGATGCCAAACGGCGACCAGCGTCCACGCAAAAACCAAGCAGTTGGTACAGGGTCTGGCTTGGCTCCTTGTACGGCAGAGGCAATAGCGACGATGTCAACTCCGCGCCGCCTGCGTCCATATCACGGAACTCGCCCGGTTGCAGCGGCACGTCATCGTTCATGATCCGTGCGCCCTTGGCCTTGAAGCCCGCTGGCAGGTTAGAGAACGTGCCAGCGTCTACCAGTTGCTGCAATGCAGACGTGGCCGTCTTGGACAGGCCACCAACCAAATGCAGGAAGCCAAGGCCGTACGCACCCGGGCCTTGGACCAAGAGGTAATGCACGTAGTACTGGCAGCGTGCATGCTTCTTGTCGCCCTCTTTCCAGTTGCGGCGGATACCCACCACGCTGTTGGAAATCTCATCCATCGTGATGATGTACGGCAACTGGATGCCGGTAGGCTCTCCGTCTTCATCCTTGTCCTCAAACCCGGGCAGGTCGTAGTCCACTTGGAACTCAAGCAGCGTGACTTCTTCCAGATCAGGAGTGGGCTGAATACCCGTGGTCTTGTCCACAGCCTTCTGGATGATGCTGGGGTTGTTGTTGGACATGGACGCGGGCTCTGCCGTATCCAAGTACTGACCGCGCACAACCGCTTTGCGGTAGGCATTGCTGGACATCGAAACGCGGTGCGTGATGCGTTCGCATTCACTCATGACTGACGAACCGTGATACGGGATGTACAGGTCATCGGCCAGCACCAACGCGCTCACCATGCGGTCCTTGTTCTCATCGTAATAGACCTTTTTGAAGGCCGAACCGCCGTAGCCGGTGTAGAACAAAAGCTGGTCAAACTCGGGTGTGTACTCCTCCATCACGTTGGTGAGTTGGTAGTTCATGAAGTCCCGAACGCGGTCCGCTTGCATGATCTTTTCGCGGGTTTCTTTGCCCAGCACTTGCGTGCGGACCGGGCCCTCGGCAGGCAGCAGTTCCTTCAGCGCTTGCGACTGGAACTGGACGATGCTCTCGGTCAACAGAGGATGGCTCACGCCGCACGCGCCCTTGAATGGCCGGGTACGCTCTTCGATGTTGAATCCAAGCAGCTTCAGGCCCTTGCTGTACTGGTCTTCCCAGTCCTTGCGCGAGGACTTGTCCGCATCAAACATGTCCATCAGTTCCTGACCGATGTTCTCCAGAACACCGGGATCAACCACCTCAGCAAGGTTGCTGTCAAAGGGCACATCGGAGTCTTCGTTCTCGCCAATGTCAATCACCACCTCGCCGGTCTGGTTGTCAAAGGTGATGCTGATGTCCGGTTCCGGAAGGTCCTCAATTTCCACATCCACGCTGCCCTTGGGCAGGTCTTCGGCGCGTAGCAATTTTTCAACTGACATGTCTAATCCTTATAGGTAGCGGCGATTATCGTCCGGTTGGCGTTCGACCATGCCGCCTTTGGCAAAAGGCATACCAGTCTTGGTTATGCGTGCTGCGGCTTCCGGAGACCACGTTATACCCCACGCAGTCACCGGCACGCCCGGGGCATTTCCTTTGGTGGCCGGAGGCAGTTGAATAGGAGTAACCGAGATGCCTGCCTTGTCCCCGCCCAAGTCCTTGGCAATCTGCTTGAGATTGGGCATGACCTTGCCTTCGTACAACTGGGGCTTTGCGGACTCTGCCCCGGGGAACGTGGCAAAGCTTTTTCCATCCTTCATTGCGGAGTAGATTGCGTTCTTCATGAGCAACTGCGAACGGACGTTTGAGTTGGTCTCAAACCCGGCAAATGGTTCTTGCAAGGAGTAGGAGGCTTCTGAGCTTCTCATACGATTGCCCAAAATTTTTATGCGGCCTTCTATGGTATTTAAAGATTTTTCCAAGTTGTCCATTCGTTTTTGGTATGCAGTAGGGTCCACTCCAGTTGCTTGCGCCAATAGTTTTTCCTCCATCATGGAGTTTGTAACTTGATTTTTCTGCGTGTTCAAAGCGTCATACTCAGCTTGATCCGCAGCTTTACTACCTTTTGAAGAACCCTGATTCTTCACTGCATTTGACAGGTCAGACTGTATTTCATGGAAGTGGCGACCCTGCATTGTCTGCCCGCCAATGTTGGCCTCATGCTCACTAAAGCGCGTGAAGCCAATTGGGTACGGCTCACCTGCTACTGACTTGTGCTTTCCTTCGTACAAGCGTGCTTTCTCAAGATCAGCGGCCACTTTTTTAACCGTATCCCCGGTGTACTTTTTGACAGCATTTAGGTCAAGCCTAATTTGCGTTTGTATTGGCTCTATATATGTATCAACAAAAGCTTTTGCGGCAGGTTGCTTATGCAAATTAGATAGATCATCATAGTCTATGGCACTAAAATCTGGCCGGGGAAGCCCTGTTTCCTCTGCCTTATTAGCCACAAGCTCATGCACTTTTTCTACTGCATATTTTTTTGCTTGATTGTAATTTTGTTGAAAATCAAGTTTAGGTGTTTGATTTGACAACTCCGCATATCTTAATTGTTCAAATACAAAATGGGGGCTAATTGTTTCGTCTCCCACTTTTGCAATGTATGCATATTGCGGCGGAAGACTTTCAATAAGTGCGCGGGTAACTGCTGGGTCTTTATATAAAACTGGAAATAGTACCCCGTATTTTAAATTTTCTGCGAAATTATTATTTTTATTAAGTTCTTGGACACGGGGCTCAACTTTATTTAGTTTAGTTAGTAACTCATTTGCAAGCGCAGGGTCAACAATATTTTTAACTAAATCAAGGTTTAAAAGAGCTTTTGTTTCTTCTATGTTTGCAATGGTTGGCATTTTATAGCTACTGGTTGCAAACGGAGTTATGCCTTCAATTACTTTTGCTACTTCATTATGAACTGCTACTTTTTCCGGGGTCTGCGCCAAATATAGATTTGTTGTCCCAAGTGGCTGATCCCAGACCGTATCTTGTCCACTCCAATACTTTCCTTTTTCAGGGGGCAGCGTTTCCGATACCCACTTAGAGGGTGAGTATGTATTTTCCAGTGCGCTGACAATTTGGGCAGGCTTGAGCTTGGTATTGGGGTCCATGCCCTTGAAGGCTTCGTCTACCCGGGCAAGATCGTAGTCGCGGAACTTGCCTTTCAACTGACCCTTTAGCTGACCCAAAGTGACGGGGCCTTTGAGGGATTGGACAAACGTGTCCAGCCGCCCAACAAACGGAGCGTTCGCAGGCTGGCCCACCGAAACAAGATCAGGCGGAGCCACGCTAGTATTGACCACGCCCCACCCTTGAGGGGCTTGGTTTGCGGGTGCAGGCATCTCCGCAGGGATGTTCACCTCTGCTGGAGGAGGGGGCAGTGCTTCCGGTGCGGCGGCAGGCACACGTACATCTACCGGTGGAGCCACAGGGGCGATCTCAGGGACAGCCGGAGCCGCCGGACCATGCACGCGGGCAATATTCTGATCTGCAATCACTTGGTCCAACATGCCTTGGTTGCCTCCTACAGTGAACATGCCCCGCTGTATTTCATCAGGCTGCATGTCTGCTTCAATCAGGCGCAAGGACCGCGTCTCACGGGGGGTCAGCGGGCGGGTGGCTGCTTTCTCAATCAAGCGCTGGCGCTTGGCTTCTATGATCTTGTCCATCTTGTTAAGGACGGCGTTGCCCATCTTCTCGCCGGTAGCCGATATTGCTGCGTTGGCCGCTGCCTTGCCTGCGGTCAACGCTTGCCGACCTGCGGACATTGCCTCCCTGCCTGCGGAGGTAGCGGCCAATATTGGAACAGAGGGGTTGATAAAACTGCTCACAAACTCTGAGCCTTGGCGCAAGCGATTTAACTGGGGATCGGTTTCATTTGCGGGGCGGATGCCGTACTCCTCCGCCTTCTGCTTGATCCATTCGCTACCAAGGATAGGCTTTTCCGCCTTGTACCCAGCCAAACGCATTGCCATCGTTGCGAGGTCCACGGGCCCACCAGCAAGACTGTACGCCGAGTCACCAAAGCCACGCAGCATGGCAGTGGCCTTGGCTGAAGCAGTGTTGTCCACTTGGGGTTTTTCACCCTCGGGCGGCGTTCCGTCAGCCCTGTGTACCACGCCGCCGTCATTGAACCCTATGTTGTAGGACACGCCCATGTTGTTGACTTGGCCCTTGTAGTCCCTGTCCTTGGGCTTGTACCCGCCGCCTTCAATATACGCACGAAGGGCTGCCTCGCTGCTAATGGGGCGGGTGTAGGTTGCGCGTCCAAAACCCCCAACGCCACCGTAGGTGTCATTGGCAATCTCGCCCTGTAGTTGCAAGCGCGAGGGGCTGGGCATAAGTTCGCTGCCTACGTATGGCCCTTTATCCGGTGGGTTTTGCATCTCATCCAGACGTTGCTTGGCGCTCTTCTCCTCAAAGAAAGACTTGTCCTCGTCCCCCTTGTCCTCGTCCCCCTTGTCCTTGTCTACTTCACCGCCCTTTTTCATCCTTGCTACCGGCTCGGCAAAGGGCGTGCTGGCTGTCAAATCCAAACTGGCAAAGGGGGACGGGCGGCGCTCCTCCATTAAAAATTCCATTCCGGGGCTGCGGGCACTTTCCTTGTCCGCCGCGATCCGGTCCTTGGCGGCTTCCAAATCCGAATCATCTTCGTCCGTGTTGCCGGACAGATAGCTTAGCGCCATCGCGGCTTGGTAGTTAGGTCCGAGGGCCGCGAGCATTGTTTCACGTGAAACATCCGGCAGATTCTGCGTACGCTGGGTATTCTGCGTCAGCAGCAAGGGGTCGGCCCTGCCGGGAGCAGCAAACTCGGAGGCAGCCGGTCCGCGCGGCGCGGGCGGGGCGGAGCGGCCTGTCGGACTCATCTTCCGATCCAACATCGCCATGATCTCTGCCGTGGTCTTGTCCTTCAAGTTGGGGTTGGCCTTGAGAACCTTGGCAGAGAAGATTGTGTTTGACAGGGTGTTCGGAGCAGCGTTGATGACGGCCTTGGCCTTGTCCGGACCAAAGTAGTGGGCGGCATATACCTCCCCGTAGGTGGGCTGGCGGTTGAGCAACCGCTTCATGTTGACCTGATTGT